CTTTTCTTGTAATGGTTTTCTGTTTATCTTTTTCTTTATCTGTTTCTTCGGTTATTCCAATACCTGATCTTAACGCCATTTAATCTCCTATTCATATGTGAAAGGATCAAGTGCTTTAAAATCTGTTCCGATTATACCTTCTTCGGCTACTCTTTCGTAGAATAGTCCGTCTTCAGGATTATAAAAAACTTGTCCTACTGCAATACTCTCATAGTTAGGTACTGGTTGTCCTTTATTATCGTACTCGTAAGGAAGTATACCTCTAAAATTTTTCTTAGCTGCACCGGAATCAGGATTCTTTTCTTTAAATACGTTAAACGAAACTATGTCTTCTGCAATTTCCATAGAATTGTTTTTAATAAAATCAAAGTCACTTTCTTGTAAAGAATCTGCATAATTATTTATTCTAACTTCAGGTATCTCTTCTCTAAATACTTTTTTAAGTTTAGGGTTAAGTTCTGATTCTAATCTAATTAAATCTTTTTTCTGTTCAAAATCTTTTTCTGCAGCTTGTTCTCCTTTAACTACATCATATGCACCAAGAGCTAACTTGTCATCAAAACCTTCACTTGCTGCTCTTGATTGTTGAAATTTAGCAAATGGATCTTTAGCTGATGCAAGTGCCGTGCTGATTGCTCCACCTACTCCACCACCCATAGGAGATCTAGTTGCAATATCTAAACCAAAGTCAATTAAGAAATCATTAAATCTACGTTTAGGTGTATTTCTTTGAGGCATAACTGATCTCATTTCATCCATAACTTCTGTAACTCTATTACCTACATTGTAACCAGGTCTCTGTAGTCCAGATGTAATTCCGCCTTCAGCAGATCCACCTTTTCTAAACATCGGTCTTTTATATAAGTTGTTGTTATTCATTATGTTGTTTTTACACCTCTTAAATAATCACCGTAGTTACCCATTAATCCTCCAGTAACTGATGCTATTCCTAACGCATTCTGCAACGGCGTAGGATTAGGTGTTACCATAGATTGATATTGTCCCGGTGCTCCAGACGCAATACTTGCTATACCTGTTTGTTGGAAACCTAATCTTTCATATGGTTCATAAGCTGCTAGTCTGTTTGCTTCTCTTGTAGCATCTAGTTGAGCTTGTGCTTGTGCTTGTTGAGTCGCGCCCGCTGACCCTAAAGTACCGATGTCTGCTCCGTATAACCCTGGGACTTGTGAAGCTAAAGATTGTTGTTGACCAAAAGCTTGGTTAGCTAATTGATTAGCTTGAGTGAAACCTTGTTGTAATAATCCTGACTGTAACAATGCTCTGTTCATGTCAGATTTATTTTGATATTGTGCTCTCATAACACCTTCACGACCACCGCCTAAGTTACCAGACATAGCTGCTTGTTGACCTATACCTGCTAGACCAGCTGCTGCTTGTTGATCGTATTCTGCTAGTGTTGCATCAATAACATCTTGTTGATACGGAGACATGAAAGGTTGATAAGCTTGTGGTCCTGAGTATGCTCCGGCTTGTGTAATGTAAGGTTGAAATGAACCTATACCTTGGCCTTGTGTTGTAGCCATTTTGTATGCATCAAGTTGCGCTTGATCTTGAGCAGCAACTGTAGGTGCAAATTTTGATGTATTAAGTGGTGCAGCAGTTAAAGCTGTTAACTGTGTTCCTAAATCTCGTTGTAGATCTTCTACATATTGTGGTGGAAGTGCTTGTGTTTGTTGTACAGCCATTATATTACCTCACTTAATCTTTCCGATGTTTCAAACATCTGTTGTGCGCCAGCCATACCTTGTGACTCATCAGATACTTGTCCACCTTGTTCTAAATGTTTCATCATGTTTTCCATAACTTCTGCCCCTTTATCTATATCTCCACCACCTGCGTTTCTAACAGCATCTGCGGTAAATACAAACTCATTTACACTTAATCTTGCAGGCACATCGTCCGCTTTTTCTTTAGCTCCTAGGTCTACAAAACCACCAGTGTTTCTATAGTCTTTTTCCATACCACCAAGGTCCATGATTCCACCTTCTTGGGCCATGGTTCTATTTTTTCGTGGCTTTGGTTTACTCCCATATGGATCTAATTCGTCCATCATTTCTTCTATTTCAATAATCTCTTTGTCATTTAATAATTTTAATGGTCTGCCATAATATTGCATTGCAAGATTTTCCATCATGCTATTTCTCTCATCCATAGGATCTGGTGCTGAAGCCATCATAATACCACCACCATTATCAAACCCAATTCTACCACCTTGAGCATTACTTGTTCTTTCTTGTTCTTTAATCATTTTTATAAAGTCTTCAATGTCCATAGGTGCATTACCATCTTTTATCATGTCTTGAGCATATTTCATGTACATATCAGAATAGTAATCCGCACTTCTTCCACTAGAAAATCCTATTCTACCACCCATAGCTTTTCCCATGGCATCTATGTCTTTAGTATCTCTTCTTCCTAAGAAAGGATATTTAACTCTAAGTGCTGCTAGCTTTTCACCAGTTTCATCTAACATAGCTTCTTGTACCTCTGCTCTAATACCTTCTATATCTAGACCTTCACCTCTTTGTAAATCTTGTATTTCATCTGGTTCCATATTACCCATAAGAGCAGCAGCTCCTAAAGTTCCAGCTGCAAGACCTGTTAAAAGTTTATTGTCTAATGCAAAGTCTTTGATTGTTTTTAATATATTTCCTGTTTGTGTTTTTGATACTACATCACTTGGTTTAGGAGCTACGCCTTGATAAAAAGCCTCCATGGCTGAACCATCACCTGTAGCTAAACTAATATTACTTGGTTGTTGATCTAACCTTACATTTATATCTCCTGAAGGAACAAACTCTGATTTTCCTTTAAATAATTCTTTTATACCACCACTACCTGTTGGCATGCTAAATGCATCTCTAGTAAATGGGTTTTGTAATCCTTGAAAATCTGCTCCACCTAAATATCTAGCACCTTGACCCAAAGCATAATTCATTAATCCTGATTTAAGACCTTGGCTTATGCTTCCTGTTTGATCAAAAGATCCAAGACCACCTGCTACTGCTGCAGCTAGTGGATTGAATGGTGCAATAAAAGGTGCTGCAACTTGTGCAACCTTTGATACTTCATTTGGTATAATATTTCTAATCTTTTTCTTTAAAAAACTTCCAATACCATATTGACGTCTACCATCCATACCCATGATACCACCATACGCAGCCATCTGTCTTTTATCTGGTAATGGTCCTATAGGTTTTGGTTGAAAAGGGTTTACTGGTTTTGTTGGATCTTCTGGTAAAGGTTGACCACCGGACATTTGTCCTTCGCCAATAACCATTCTTCTAAATTCTTCAAAAGACATAGGTGTTGCTTCTGGTCTTTGTTCTAATAAGTCATATACGTATTTTTCGTACTCTTCTTGTAACATAGCATCAGCCATCATCTCCATTTCTTGTGGAGATTTAGGACCTTCTTGACCTCTATATTTAATAGAGGGTGCGTTTGTCATTAATTCTTCTGAAATTTGTATATCTGTTATTGCCATGGTTTTGCCACTTTACTTTGTTTTTGCGAACAAATCAAGAGGTGGCATAATAACTGTTACGTCTCTTTGCACGTCCTCTTCAGGTATGTTAGCAGCTTTTAGAGCTTCTTCTGTCTCATAAACTTCACCTGTTTTTTTGTTCTTAATTGTTGTTATTATCTTTTCTGGTATTAATGTTGGTATATCTGTCATTATGTTACTACCTCTTTCTTAATATTTAAATAGCTAATAGCTACATCAAACGAATCTGAAGTGCTTGATTGTACTGTAAAGATTTTTCCACCTTCTACTATTAACGGCTGTGTTAATAATTCTGTTGTTGTGTCTGCTGTTAATGCTGCTGATTTAATAGCTGTAATACTGTTATTTAAAATAGTTACAGTAGGTGTACCAGCTGAAGTAACTAGTATTGATTTAATTAAATATGTTTCATTAACTAAAGGGTTACCTGAGCCAAAAGGAGTTAATGCTGCACCACTAGTGCTGTTGTCTACTCCTACAAATTTATATTGGTTTACTACTGCCATTAATCTAAAAAGAAACTTCTAGCTTCTATCTCCTGTTTTAACTCTTCTTGAAATGTAGTGTTAAGTTTTTCTAACACTGCATCTAAATCTCTAACTAAAGACTGTGCTACATCTTCTTGATACTCTGAACTTGCTCTAGTTAATGTTTGTACTATCTTAGCCATTAGCTACCGTCCATATCTTCTAAACCAAAACTATTGTAGTCATATTTAAATTTTTCATTAATCATATCTTCAATTGCTTTTTTTTCTTCTTTTGTACGGTTTGATAAATATCTTGATGTAAAACTACCTAATAATTCATCGTCTTCTGGCATAGTGCTTTTTGGAAGAAATTGTTCTACTAATTTAGTATAATCAGAGCTTCCACCTGTAACTGGTACAATAGTTTCTATACCTGTTTTTTGACCAGGATAACCTTCCAAGAAACCAAGACTTGCTCCAGTAGGAGAAATTATTTCACCTGTAATTTCATTAATTTTATTTCCTAACATGTCATAGTCACCATCACCACTTTCAAAATTAGGTACACCAAAACCTGGTTGATTTGATCCACCTAAACCTAAACTACTATAACCAGACATATCATAAGTTGGTTGATCATATGTTTTTCCTAAACCAAATTTTTGTCCAAGACCTCTAATTAATCCACCCATTATTCCACCACCTGTAATAAAATCCATAACACCCCTACTACGATTAGTTTTATACGCTTGTGGTGCAAATGCTTTTGCTCTTGCTAATTCAGCAGGACTTACAGTATTTCTACTATCAAAAAAACCTGGGTTGACTCTTTGACCTGCACCTGCTGCAATTGCTGCACTTCTTATATTTTGTGCTTCTTGACTTGGTTTTCGATCTACTCCTGGAGGTAATTCTGGACCACTTCCTGTTCCATCGAATCCAGAAAAATTACCAGTTTCTGCAGAACTATAATCTCCACCACCTTGAAAACCACCAAATCCTCCTGATCCACCAAAGTCTCCTTCTAAAGAAGGTATGCCTCCAGGTCCTCTGTTTGGTTTACCTTTTAATGATCCGTATAAGTTTAAATCTATAAGTATTTTTTCTTCTTCAGGTGTAATATAAGCTAACTTAGCTGTAGGTGTATCTGGTGATGATTTAGCAATTTTTGGTACAGTCACCATTTTTGAAGGTCTGTAATTTTTTACACCACCTTGTATTTCATAATTCATTTTTTTATCTATAGCCATTACCGTCTTCCTCCAGCATGTATATCTAATCTAAAAGTTCCTAATTTCCAACTAGTATCTACTGCAGTGTTAGATATTGTAAGGGCTATAGCTCTTGCTCTAGCTCGTGTATCTACTTTTGTAGTGCCAGATGTAATATTAAAAGGTCCAAGTGATGAGCTAGCTGAAGCATCATTAGGATAATTTCTTAAATCTAATTGAACAATAGAGGTTCCTTGTTGAGATATAAAATCAGGTATAATTCTACTAACTCTCATAATATTTTCACCATCACCTCTAAGGTCACCTAAATTAGTCGCAGCTCCTCTAACAACTTTTTGTGTAATGTCATAGTCACCAGAGGTAATATTAGCTGGTATAGCTGTCGTTACCCCTAGTCTTACTTGATTAACTCCTGTTTCATGTTCATAGTAATATGAAATTCCGTCTGTGTTTCCCGTTACATCAAAAGATGTATCAGTGCCTGCATCGTATTGAGTTCCATGAGGTAAACCAAATACCGAAGAATCTTGCCATGTAGTTCTAATAAATAAACTACTTGCATTTACAAACCATATAGGTCGTTTAGCAGTTGAGTCTAAATAACTATATGTAACTGATTGTGTGTTAACATTAGATCCAGATTCTGGATAAAACCATGTAACTTCTCCAAACAAATTGTTAATACCTGCATAAACCATTTGATTAGATGTTGTATTTAAATTGTTATAAACATAGTCTTCAACCAAACAGTCCATAGATTCTAGCTTACCTGTGTATCTAAAAAAACCATTATCAGACATCCAATAAGCAGCACCATCAACTTCTACGGCTGCATTCATACCAATCAATCCACAGTTAGTTCCAACTTGTTCAAAAGCAAATGTAAAAGGTTGACCTACAAAACGCATGGTAAATAAAGCTGTATCAGACCAAATATAAATTGCATTTCTACCAAGCTCAGCTCCTATGATCCTTGATCCGTCGGCCAGTCTTTGTGTACCAGCACTATTGGTTGCTGTTGGTGCGTAGTCGTTAATATTTTCTTGAGATGAAAATCTTATAAACATATCGTCTTGTGTTGACTTATCACCAATTGTTTTTTCTGTTCCAAAAAATATTAAGTGACGATCAGGAGTAGATACTAGCATATCTCTAGATGCTGTTGGTGCACCTGTTATAATCGTAGCTCTAGTGTTTGTAGCATTTGTAGCGTCTGCATCCCACTCAAAACATTCTCCATTAGAGATTAAAGCAATAAGTGTACTTCCTAAATTATCTAATGCCCACATACCAGGTTCGGCAACAGTATCCGTATCAACTGATGACTGACCCCAACCAGAAAAACCACTGTAATCAGTTACAGTAGCACCGTTGCTGTGAGCAGCTCTAGTGGTTCCTCTTACAGCTCTTGTAATACCGGTTAGATCATTTCCAGATACGCCTGTATAAGAAATTTCTTCAGTGCCTACCTGAATAAAATTTGTTCCTGTTGTTGGAAAATTAAGTGTGGATGTTAATGTAATACTAGTTCCTGATCCACCAGTACCATTAGCGTCATTTAATAATGCACCATTTAAAGTTGTTGTTTGAGGTGCAGTTGATGTTCCACCCCATTGAGATATACCCCATCCAAAAACCCCAACTTGTTCTGCTGGACCTACATGATAGTATTGAAAAAAAGTTATGCCTCCAGAAGTTGTAGCTCCTACTCCTCCTTCATTACCATCCATTGTAATAGTTATAGTGGTAGCAGAGGGTATGCTTGTTACCATAAATTTTTTATCACAAAAATCTGCAGCACCAAAATTAGAACCTGTAATAGCGCTAAACGTACTTGTTTCACCAAATAATATAATGTCCCCAGCTTCAAAACTATGTGGACTACCAAATGTAATAGTTACAGTCGGTGATCCATTAGATGTGCTAAATGCATTTGTAATAGCTGTTCCTGATGGATTAACTAAAGGATGTATATCATAATATACTTGTCCAGAATAAGCATATAGTATTCTATTGGTTCCAATAATTGCATATTTAATACCTGCTTTGTTAACCATATGATGCAAACCTCTAGCTGCACCGGTTAATTTACTATCGCCTAATTGAGACCAACCACCTATTTTTTCAGGTGTACCATATCTAAAACGTACATTTTCACCTCCTGTCCATTGAGATTCGGCTCCTGTTGAGGTTACTTGTTTGTTAAATCCGGGTAAAAATCCTAGTTTCTGTAGCATAATTATATACTATATACAGTTTATTTGTTAAAAAATGAAGACTAATTATCTCTTCAAATCGTAGTTATAAGCTAAACTTATTCTGGTATTATCTATATTTTGAGGCTCAACGCAATGGTTAAGATCTGATTTAAATAATAATAATACACCCTCGTTAGGTATGACAGAACACGAAGACCAAGTATATGCATTATCTTGTATAAAATCAGCATCATTTATATTGGGATGAATAGGTGATTTAAAACTAACTTTTGCATCAGACTCTTTTGATTTTAAATAATAGATGGCTGATATATAATTAAAATTATGATTGTGGTATTCTTGAAAACTATTTTCTCTGTATATATTAAACCATCCTTTAACAGGTACAATAGGTTTTGTTTGTCCTAATATGTTTTTAAATTTATTTGCTTCTTCTTCTATCCATTTATTTAAATCATCAAATATACTATCTTTTAAAATATTATAAGTATTACATGTATTATATAAATTTTTAGATATCCAATTATCACCACCGGATCTATGAGTAGATTCTATTTGTAAACAATGTTTAACTAGTAAATCTTTTATTTCAGAGTGTTTTGCATATTGCGAAAGACTCAAAGGTGTAGGAAATAAATTATTAATTTTCATTAGATTGAGGTTTAAATGTTGAAGGTAAACCTAAAAAAGGTCTTCCATCACATATATTTTGTTTTCCTTGTGTGTCTACGTTATTGTAATGTAAAAATACCTGACCACAATCTTGTCCTGTAAAAGGTTCTCTCCAGTGTTCAAATATACATCCAGAATAAATTAACATATCACCTTGTTCTAAATCTATTTTAATTCCAGGATTATTACTTTCGGAAGTACATCCGTTTTCTCCGGGCACTCCTACATTAAGATTAGGTTCTAAAAATATTGGCCAAGAATCTCCACCTAAATTTAATGTAGTAGAAATTTCACAACTAGATCTATCTTTATGTCTTTTTAATTCATCACCTTTTTTATACAATCTTGCATAGGAATAAGTAGGACATAAGTCTAGCTCAGTTTCTTTTTTCATTAACGGTAAAAGTTTTACTAATAAAGTTTCCATTGCAATATCAGCATAGTGTGAATATGTTTCTGGTATTTGTTTATCAGCCCATGTACCATAATCATCTCTGTAAGGTGAAAGATAACTATTATCAAATAAAAATCTTGAAACCCTTCTTTTCATAAAAAAATAATTATAAACAAAATCAGCTAGTTCTTGTGATATTGCTGATTTAATAACTTTGTATTTAGTATCTTTAAAACTCATATTTTTCTTTTATCCTTCCGTTAAATGCTATTGTAATTCTATCTTCATTGCCATTATATTTTTCTACTAAATGATTATAGTGAGGACTAAACACTATTATTTTACCTATTTCTGGTTTTATAATTTTATTGAAATCTACAAAATTAGTTCCAGGTCCAATATCTGTTAGATATAATACACCGCTAGCAGTAACAGGAAAATTTTCATGGTTTGCTGTATGATTGTGTTTAGCAACATGATCTCCTTTATTTAATATGTTACCCCAAGCTTCATACATATGATATTCATATAAAAGATCTTTTACTTTTTGAAAATTTTTACTTTGATGGGTAAAAAATTTCCAATATGTCATTTTTCCTTTTACATTAGTTCTATATGAATGGTATTTATCTATGCCTTTAATAACTTCTTGTTTTAAAATATCTATGTAATCCATATCTTTAATTTTATATTCTTTAAGAAACATGTGTTTTAAAAGCTAAAGTAATTCTTACATCGTTAGTAGGAGCTAATCCTCGATGTAATTTTTTTGCATCAAAAGCTATTAATCTGTTTTGAACAAAATCAATTTTGCCTTCTCCTTTAATTTGAAACTGACCATTATTATTAAGTGTTTTAGTTGCCATATATAAACAGGTAATGTCTCCCTCATCTGAATGAAAAGATCCATTCATGTTAGGGTGTTGAATATTAATATACATTCTTTCTAAGTTTAAATTTTTATTTAAAGTTTTTTTTAATTTATAAAATAAAAAATTATTTAAAGCATCTGTAGGATTTAACATAGATACGTAAAAACAATCTTTATTTTCATCACGAGATTTATGACCATAGTAGTGAGGAAAGTCATATAAAAAATAATGATTTAAGTATTCAACTAAATCTTTATTTAACCAATTATCTATAATTTTTGTTTCCATTATTTAAAAGGCTTACCACAACACCAAATTACCAAACTGTATCTAGTGCCTTTTGTAACTGGTTTTACTCTATGATAATGATAAGAAGGAAATACAATAACTGTTCCTAATGCTCTTGCTTGAGTAGCTGTATTTATATTATTTGGTAATTCGGGATTACTAAAATCAAATTCTAAATCACCACCTTCGTAATCTGTTCCTTCAGTTAAATTAACAGTAACAGATAATTTTCTAATTTTTCCAACAAAATTTTTACCTCTTTCTTCTGTATAAGGCTCTGGCCAACAATCTTGATGCCAACCATAGTATTGACCTGGTTTATATTTTGTAAATTGACAGCTTTCACCCCAATCCCACTCAAAATTCCAACCTGCATTTTTATTTGCTAAATGAACATATCTAAAAATTTCTTGATAAATCCATTCGTCAGTAAGCCATACTATACTAGAATCTCTTTTTGTTTTTAAATCTTTTAATTCTTCTGTAGTTAAATCTTTTTTTTCTTTTCTATTAAAACCACCAGTCAAAGCTAACTCTTCTTGTTTAGAATTACCATGACGAATAATATCGTTACAAAATTTTTTAGGTATTACTCTATCAAAAAACCAAAAACCATTTTTAAAATTCATAAATTACTTTCTTATCTGTATTTACCACAAAGGTATTAAAAGTCTAGTTTTATGACCAATTACCGTTTTCTAAAGCTGCAACTATTCTCCGTTATATAAATCTCTAGAACTTTGGGACCAGGATGTTCCATCCCATTGATATGTTGAATCGTCTCCATGTATTGAAAGCCATTTTTGATCTTCTTCATTCCAAACAGGATCAATATATTTATATGGTTCTCCATTATATGTATAATCACATTGTGCATCAGTTGGATGCGCAACAGGAGGTTGCCATAAATTGTTAGAATCTAATGTCCATGATGGAAAATTTTGTGGTGCAATAAAAGCATCTTTAGCAGCATCGTAAGAATAACCAATGCCTGCATATCTTTCTCTAAAATTTGAATTATATGAAGTTTGTTTCCATGTTCCAGGGTGTCTAGCAGCTACAAAGTTTTCTGCTTCTACAGAAAGATCTCCACCATTTTCTTCTACTTCTTTATTTGAAAAAGTAATAACGGTTTCTACTATGTTATTTTCATCTAATTTTGCAAAGTGTGCCATAATTTTTCTCTTTTAATATAGTAGATTATTTTAATAAAATTTTCTACCAAAAATATTTTTTAACTTGTCCAAGTACCAGCTTCAACATTTGATAAAAGTTCTTCCATATCCCAAACTCCACTAGTATTTTGTAATACGTTTGATTCTTTAATTAAAACTACTCCAGAACCACCATTTATAGAAGCTGCTTGTGGGTAATTAGGATTACTACCAGCACCTCCGCCAGTATTAGCTATTCCAAATTCAGGTCCAGTTGATGATCCAGGGTCAGAAGTAGGTGCGTCTCCGCCACCTCCAGATCCTCCAGTAGCAGCGCCATTACCACGAGAATTTGATCCCGCTCCTCCGCCACCAAAAACTCCATTTTCACCGTATTGAGTTCCGTATGTTGGAGCAAAATTTGATCCAGCTCCTCCATTACCTCCGGGAACTCCATCAGGTCCACTTGGTGCTTGCGCTCCAGCGCCACCTTTTCCACCACCACCACCTCTATTTCCAAATTGAGGTTGTAATCTATAACCATTTCCACCATTATTTCCTTGACCAGACTCACCTGTTCCAAAAGTATTCTGTGGTCCAGATGGTCCGTAAGTAGCTCCAGCTCCCGATCCTCCTGGTGTACCACCATAATTTCCATCATTAGATCCGCCTCCTCCACCATCTGTACCAATAGGTGAAGCAGCTCCAAATTGAGAATCTCCACCTTGTGCAGGTGCGTAAGGATTAGCAGGAACTCCTGTTCCTCCTGCTCCAACAACTACAGGAACTCCTGAAGCCGGTAATGGATGTGCTGGTGTATATATTACACCTCCTGCTCCAGCTCCTGAAGCATTAATCCAATTACCACCACCACCTGCGACTACTAAAACGTCTCCTTGTGGCACACCTCTATTAAAAGTTCCGGGGGATGTAAATTGAGTTATTAAATCACTTAGGGTAGGTGTGTATGTAGGTCCAATAATTCCGCCATTAGCCATAGCTGATTATCTCCTATGCGTCGTCTAATACTTCGTATGAAATAAATAAATCTAAATCAGACGCAGCACTAGCTCCACCCTTTAAGATATCACCTTCCATCATATAAATAGGTGTGTCCGATAATACTAAGGTTGCGTCAGCAGGGACTGAAATTGTTTTTGCTAAATAAACTGTTGCATCTGCTCCTGTTGCAGAAATACCTGTTGCGCCAGCTGTTGTTAAACCGTCAATAAATAAATTAAAAGTTGCGGCACTTGACCCATCAACGTTTGCAATTGTAATTCTATTAATTTTTACAATTTTATCAGAATCAACTGTCATTAAAGTATCAGTTAATCCTGTTCCTAAATTCCAACCTAGATTACCACCTACGATTGATGTTACATTTACTATATTTGGGTTTGCCATTTTTTATTCTCCTTTAATCTTTTTATCCGAAAACAATTGCCATTGCAATCGCTTTTCCTGTTGATATACCAAAAGTTGATGTCGATGTAAACCCTAGAGTTCCAGCTCCATCTGTTGTTACTAAAGCTTGAGAAGCAGAGCCTACAGCTGCCGGTAGTGTTAATGTGTAAGAACCACTGACTGTTGACGGTGCATCTATACCTACAAATGCTGAATTATCAGCATCTGCTAATTTTAATGCATTATTATTTGCTAAAGTTATTTCTGATGAAGTAGCCATAACATCGATAATGTCAGGGTTTGTTCCATCATTAGCTGTTGCGTAAATAATTTTAGTTCCTTTATCTGTAGCAGACCATGTTACAGTATCACCAGAACCACTAACATATTTAAATTGTACTGTATAAGCACCAGAAGTTGAATTTTTAATAATATAAAAAGTTTGAACATCAAGAGGAATTGTTACTACTCTAGCTCCAGAAATAGAACCTGTTAATTCAATAACTCTATGAGCAAGTGTTGCTCCAGTTGATCCATCAGAAACTGAAAGAGCTGTTGGTGTTCCAGAATCTCCAACTGCTTGAGTTATAAATCCCCCAACAATTTGTTCTACAATGTTTAAATTAGTATTAGTTTTTGTTCCCCATGTACCAGCGTTTTCACCGGTTGCCATTAATTCTACGCCGAGAGGTGTATATGTTGATGCCATAATTTTGTTCTCCTAATTAGTATCTTTTTTTAATTTGTTTTATACTCATTGTCAATCATTTACTGCAGTGTAATTTGCACTTTGTGTTGCTGTAATTGAGCTATATCCAGCACTTTGGTCAGCTGTAATAGATTGATAACCTAAAGGTGCTACATTACCTACACTAGCAGTTGCAGAAACTCCTGTCAATCCCATACCTTCGTTAACTACAACAGATCCTGTTGTTGAAGTTGAACTAACCCCGGTTAATCCCATAACATCAGCTGGGGTTAATGCTCCTACGGTTGATGTAACTGATTGTCCAGTTAAATTAATAAGTGTTCCACCACTTGTTGTTACTGCTCCTATATTTGATGTTAATCCTAATCCAGTTAATCCCATTACATCAACTGGTGTAATTGCACCTACAGAGGACGTAGTACCTAATCCAGTTAATCCCATTACATCAACTGGTGTAATTGTTCCAACTGATGAAGTTGCATTTTGACCATCTGGTGTTAATGTAACATCAGATATGGCTGTTGGTGCTCCAACTGATGACGTTGTAGACAATCCAGTTAAACCCATTACATCTGCAACATCTAAATAATATTCTCCACCCCAACCAGTTGTTGTAGATCCCCAAGTTTGTTTACCCCAACTAACGTCTTCTCCGATACCTGTAGTTGCTTCAACACCAGTAAGTGCTACGACTAAACCTGATTGTCCCCAGTTTTCAACACCCCAACCATCTTGTCCCCAACCTGTATTTATTTCTGTAGTAATTGTAGGTGAACCTATTGATGACGTAGAAGAAACTCCCGTAAGTGTAAGATTAACATCGGCAAGGTTTCCCCATTCACCATCATTCCATGCTTGCGCACCCCAACCCACATTAAATGCTTCTTTAACACCCCAACGATTTGAACCCCAATTTAAAGCACCATAAGAATCTTCATCAATAGTATTTGCTTGTCCACCCATTCCTGAATGGTTTGTGCAATAATAATATAAAGTTGGTGCAGAAGATGCGACTACAATTTGTGTATAGGCCCCTGATTGACCAGGTGTACCATTGGTTGTTACACCGGTTGTGTACTCACTGCCAGAATTGTGGGTACCATCGCTTGTTGTAGAAAATCTTAAAGGATGGCTAGAATTAGAACTATCTGCTTGATCAAATTTATAAGTTCCTGTTTCACCTAAATTTAATGTAGCTTGCTGTACACCATCTATGAAATATTTATTACCTGAACCGGTGCTAACTACTGTGACTGTAAATGTTCGGGTAACCGACATAAGGAGTTTCTCCCTATGCTATACGAAGTATTGCGTTAGATGCGTCAGCTGTTGGAAATTGAATTGTAAAAGTTCCACTTGTTACAGTTTTATCTGAACCAAATGCGATTGTACAAACTGCTCTATCACTGTTTGTATCATTATATATTAAACAACCATTAGCTGTAAATGAAGCAGAAGTAAAACTAATATCTGCAAAATCACAACAAGCTGTGTCTGTAGATAAAGCAGGAGTTACACTTGTAAGTGCTTTTCCTCCGGCTGTGTAAGCAGATCCTGATGTGTTAGATATTTCGTTTGATGAACTATAAGCTGTTGTTGATTTATTTAAAGTAGCACTACTTGTGTATAAAGCTAATTTAAAACTATTGCCAGACGATGCTGTAAAATTATGCAAAGCTTGTAAAACTTCTGTTTTAAAACTGTTACATACTGCCGATGTTATTGCCATAATATTTTTCTCCTATTACTGAGGCGGTGACTCGATTGGAATTCTTATTGTACCATCCGTGTAATCGTCTCGTCTTCTTCTTCCAATTTGCATCGCTGCAAACTTTTGTAGTTCAGTTTTATACTTACTCTCATATAATGTCAACATATCAGTTGGACCTTTTAAAAATCCATATGCCTCTACCAAACAAGCATATAATAGACCTTGAGGAAAATATAAACTAATATAGTTTGTTTGATTACTAGACTCTAATGTAGCAGGCATTTTATTATAATATATTCTAAATATGTAATTAGCATCTGGAGTCGGTGCTAAATAAATGGATCCTGAAGTAGTATCCGATAATCCTGTTGCTCCACCAAACATAGAGTAGTATTTAGGTTTTCCAGTAACATCTGCTCCTGAAGTTGTTGAACCTTCTGGACCTGTTAATCTTCCTACATATTCACTTAAAAAAGTTTGGTCTCGTCTTTCCAACCATGTACCTTTTTCTGTAGAATTTGTGGCATTAAATACTTCTACACCTCTTACAAATAATGTTCCTGCTGGAACTCTAATAGTGTTTACATCTGTTGCCATTGTACCTTGTTCCACGAATCTGTCTGAATCCATGGGTAAATCCATCATAATTCTTTGTTGGGCATTTAAAATAAAACTTTCTAAAACATCTGTTGTAAAGACGTTAGCATCTACTTCTGTGTAGTTTTTTATTTGTGTAACTAATGTATTATAACTAATTCCTGACATAATTAAGCCCTATCATTTATCGGTCCAATTGTACACTGAAAACCGCCTCCTGTTTCTGTGCTTGAAGCATTGGATACTAAAGGCACTGTTATAGAATTATATTGTGTTTGAGTTGCTGGTTGAGCTCCTGTTTGAACTGTTGTTCCGATAGCAGTTGCTAAATAAGATCCAAAAACTTTTGCTCCGCTGCTATGCGTAGTTGCTGTAGTAGAAGATGGAGTTACTCCTTTAAATGGTGCAGATGTTCCACGTGTACATCCCGTTAAATTGTTACCAGCTTTACCTGTATATTGAATTACTTCGTTTAAAAATTTTCCATAATTAGTTGTGTCAGGGGTTGTGTCAATTTTTTCTATCATAATAAAACCTGAAGTTGGAAACTCGGTTGCATCTGTTAAAGTAATTGTAGCAACAGAATCACTTATGTTTCCATTTAATGTAGTCTCCAATTGCAAAGTAGAAACAGCAACACCACCTACAGGGTTTTTAACAGATTGAAATCTAACATAAGTAGTTCCATCATTTATTTGATTTGATGGATAAGATACACTTAAAGTTTTAGATGCAGCAGTAGTTGTAAAAGGATTGTTAGGTAAAAGATCTTGTACAGGAAACTCAACTCTAGCAGGTCTTGCATGCATTAAACCTTGTGGGTCAGCACCTACAGGATGTGGTTGTAATTGTGGTTGTTTAGGTTCAAATTCAGAAATATGCACCCACGCACCAGTCCATTCTTTAACCATTTCTCTATATGGAAAAGCTGCGCCTGATCTATCAGAGATCGCTAATGCTCTACTACCTTTTGCAAATCTAGCCATTATATATCTCCTACTTCTACAGGTAATGCTTTATCTACGTTTCCACTAC